ATTCTCTACATACTCAGAGATAGAATCTCCGTTAACATCGTTAGCAATTAATTTATCACTTGCTCCGATTTCTTTTGCAAAATTCCAAATCCATCTGAAAATCATATCTTCTTTGGAAGTAGTTTTACCTTCTTTACTAGTATAATCTGAGTAAGAATATTGTTGGCTTTGTACTCTACCAACTTGTCCTTCATAATTACCTAATTCAGGCATGTCTTTGTCAACAGGCATACCTTGAAATCCTTCACCAATTGGAGAAGTTTCTAAATGCAATATTAAATTATATGCATTAGAGTCATAAGGTGGTACTTCTAATTTTAAATCTAACAACCTTGCTACTACTGTACCAGGTGTGATTACTTTTGAGGTAGTGTTAGTACTACCAACTTTTTTGTCAGCTTCTTTACTACTAAACATAATTTTTAGGTTTTTTTAATTAATCAATATAAATTTTATTCCAATTAGTGATGACACCGTCATCTGTTAACTCTGATAGTACAATCTCTTGATTTCTCAAATGCTCAGGTCGTGCTCCACAAGATATCTCATCATTAGTTTTAAAACTAATAATATTTTGTTTTCCCTTTCGGTAAAGATAACCAATTGCATCAGAATTACTAGCTGTTATTCTTTTAATTTTGCCAGTCAAATCTAAGTCCATGCTATTAAATTCACTACCAGCTTTTTCTAAAATAGTATCTTTTACGTGACCTACCAAAATAATTTTTGGAGCAAGTCCTCTAATAAAATCTAATATCTTAGTGTAAGCTTGTCTTAGCCATTGATAGCCAGCACCCTGAGGCATATTAATAATAGTACCATACTTAGGTTTGCCCTCTGTATACCAATTCTTACCCATAGAAGATTTAGAGTATAACTCTTCTGCATATCCTATACAGAACTCTTCTAGAGCAGTTACAGTATCTACTGCAACATACTCATATGGATGTCCTGCTTCTTTGATAGCTTTACCTACTTGCTTAAGTTCTTCTAATGTTTTGATTTTAATCTTTAATGCTTCTACATAATCAGAACCATCTTCAAAATCTAGAATCAAACAATTCTTTAGCCCAGCTAATAGAGTAGTCTTACCAACTTTAGGTTTACTAAACACTATTAATTCTTTAGGTGATTTAACCAATGCTTTGATTGGACTGAGTGGTAACTCAAATTTCTTTTCTGTTTCCATTAGCTTCTTTTGATATTAGTTTTTTTAATTACTTCATTAAGCCATTCTTTGTTGCTTACAGGAACACTTTGAATAATAGCATAAAGATCTTTAATAGTCATTGTGCTAAGATGTTCATCATGTTCATCTCTTGAATCTGTAATTTCAAAATCTAAATCAAGCTGTTCTTCTTTTTCAACTTTTGCTTTAACATATCCTGGTCTATACACTAATGGTTTTAACTCACTAGTTTCAACAATATAAGGACCATCTTCGTGTAAATCTGCTGATGCATACACTTCTTGATAATTCTTACAAGCAGGTACTGTGTAAAGTGTTAGTTCTTCTGTTGGAAGATTGTTGATGTCAACTAAATGTTTCCAATCTCTGTCGAATAAAATAAATACGTGTTTGCCTGTAAACTCATAGCTCATCATTAGTACATGATCTGGATTATCTCTCAATGTTTTTGGAGAGATTAAAGAAGTAGTTACATGATTGTAACCCATTTCTTTTGCTTTCGCAATCACAGCTTCTTGCACACTTTCACGAGCAATGTGCCAAGGACCTTTTTTTCTTTCTGGTTTTGATTCCATTACTTTAGTTTTTGTTAGCATTTTTTAAAATATTTGATGAATTTTACTTTTGGCAAAGTCTGCTCTAAACAACGTAAGACGAGGCTCACCATTTCTTACCTTTAGAAAGTGAACTGCTAAGGTGTCCATGTCTACAGGTAATTTCTCAGGTCCATACGTTGTCAAACCATACTTTGCAGGTCTGTTAATACCAATTAATATATCAGTAAATTGTAGTAAAGCATCTGCACCAAACACATCACTATCTTTTACGAAGTTTCCTATGTTGTTTGGTTTAAGTCTTTCTGTTGATTCTATTTCTCTGTTTAATTGACTTAGTACAATGAAACAGACAGGTAATTGTCTGCGAGTTTCTGCAAGCATATTACCTAAGTTGTATAATGTGTCAATTCTATCTTTTTCACTAGCACTCTTCTTCAAGAGTAAACTGTGATCGATAGTGACAAGCAGTGGTTTTCTTTTAATCTTATAGAACTCAAAGATTTTATCACGCATTTGATCAACTGTAAGTGGTTTTTCAAATGTGTATACTTCTCTATCACTATTAGCTTTACAATAATTCACAGCAGCTTCTAAATCATCATCGTTTAGTTTTGCACCAACACTAGATAATTTTCTTACATGAATACCTGTACTACCACTAATCTCTCTTAGTGCAATATTTCTAGCTAGCATCTCAAATTGAAAGTCTAACACACAGAAATCTTGGTCAGGATTGAGTTTAAAAGCTTCTCTTGATATCATACTACCAATTAAAGTCTTACCACTACCAGGCCTTCCTGCTATAACTGTAAGACTATTCCACTCTAAACCATCCATTGATACTTCGTTAAACTTAGACCATGGAGTTTTAATACTCTTAATCTCTCCTGTTCTTCGTTTTTGTGCGTAAGCTAATGCTTGATCGTATGCTTCAGAAACATGAATAAAACCTAATTCTTTTAATGTTTTTGTCATTTTGCTAATATACTGATATAATTTAAACTTTCAAAGTTTACCACTTAATTTTTTCTTTCTTATACTCAAGCAGTTGGTGATTAACCTTGTTAAATATATCATTGCAATCCCAAAGTAATGTCTTCATGTACGCTGCATAAGCAGGATGCGTAGACTTTAATACTTTATGATGATCACCTATCAATGCTTCATAAGCCTGAGCTTGTTTACCCATCAATACAAATATTAACCCTGATTGTTGAAAGTTTAGCATATCTATTAGATACTCCATAAATGGTTTCCATACATCCACATGTTTACCTACTTTACTTACCTCTGTAGTAAGAGCTGAGTTAAGCATTAGAACACCTTGGTGAGACCATCTAACTAAATCATTTTCAGTATCTTCACTCAATACGTCTTTGTCTTCAAATGGCACTGTGGATTCTATTGCACCTCTAATATATCTCAAACTAGCCTCTGGTTTATTAGTGTTGCTACAACTAAATGCTACACCATCTGCTACTAGTGGCTGTGGATATGGATCTTGGCCAATCATTACAACCTTGAGTGTATTTGTAGGACATTCCTCAAATGCTCTGAATAGTTGTTTAAACGCAGGAGTAAATCTTTTACCCTGGTGATTTTCATTGATGAGAAAATTCAATATCTGTGTAAATTCATCTGAGAACAAATGTCCTTTTAATAAATGTGTCCAACCTGATGCTGATAATCTATCAATAAATTTTTGTTGAATTTGTTCTACAGAAATTTTTTCTTTAATTTCGCTCATAAATCTTTAAAATTTAAATTATGCCTAACACTTATCTTAATGTCCTGAAGAAGGATGCCCGTGTAACAGTGCCATTTAATACAACAGACATCGCTGCCCTACACTCTATTCTACTACGTCATTTAGACGAACAATGTAAACTAGATGATAAATCTTGGTCTACTATTGAATTACTATGTAGTAAGATAGACAGCTATGCTCAAAGTCAAAATCAAGTTGAATCTAAAGAAGTTAATTTCTAATGGCTGAAGAAAAAACCCCAGGTGAACAGTTGAGTGACTTAGTCACTAACCCTGAACAAGAACTAGAAGTCTATGATGACGATAAAGTTTTTAGTGTACCAATGTCTGGTGCATTTGCTAAACGTCTTCAAGCTTTGACTGTGTGGATGACTGACAAGAAGAATCCTGAAGAGATTCTTAAAGTGTATGAAACTATTGCTTCTGAAGATGAGAATTTGAAATATGATCAATTCACTCTACATTTAGAAACAATGCTTATTCTTCTTAAGGAGATGGAGACCCAAGCTAGATCTGCAAATTGTATTAAGAAAGTAAAGGCAAAAGACGTTAATTTGTTTTCTTAATAAAGAATACAACCAAATTCATTACCTATCTCTATACAGGCTTGTATGGCCATTGATATTTGATCTTTACTACAATCAGCAAAGCTCTTTACCATTTCCAATGGCTTACCTTCACTATCTTTTGCTTTAACAGTGAGGCCTGCTTTTCTCTTTACTTCTAGTTTTACATCTTCAAAGTCATTACCAGTGCAATGTGCAAGCTCTCTAATAAGAGCATGTACTTTTGCTAACTGTACAAGACTGTGATCATCTTTAACTACTTCAATCATCATACTTACTCTATTGCCAGGCTTTAGAGAATGTAATAAACGATTGAACTTTTGTAACTCTTTTTCATTTCTAGGAGCTAACACTCCAGACTCATCAACTGAGTATTCAATAATTGTGTACATCTTTATAAGTGATTTTATC